CGCAATGACCTTGAGCGTCACTGCTACTTCTACACCTCCTGGCAACTCTTCTCTCCTCACTTTCCAGTGGCAGAAGAAAGATGGCAACCGTTTCAAGAACATCTCTGGCGCTACCGCGTACCAGTATCAGGTTGCTAGCTACGCTACCACAAATGCAGGTACTTATCGCGTGAAGATTAACTCCACCAACGGTGCACCTGAAGTCGTCTCCGATACCGCTGTAATCACCACTGCATAATGAATTAGAGGATGAGATTTGAATACCTAAATGATGAAAACTTCCTCTTATTCGCTTCAAAGCATTACGAGAATCCTCAAGGAATCACATATGATGACTTCCTTGAGGATTTAAAACGCTTTAAATATATCAAGAGATTGTTCAAACGATATGAGAAGACTGGTGAACTTAAAACTCATCTGATTCTTAATCATATTATCGTGTTGTATAATATCTTTGGTGATGCCACAACACCGATGCTATTCCACAAACTTGAGGAAAAGTATTGGGCAATACTTAAATCATTCCTGAAGTATATCAATCAACTCCCAGACGAATTGAACGATCCCTACTTCGATACATATACTTTAGAAGAACTAGACCTATTATGAATGAGGATGCACCTGTAAATTCCGCTGGCGATGGCAGTAGAGTTGCACTGCCTCCTGCTCACGTCATAGTCGGAAAACGTTCACGCACTAAATATAAGAATAAAGACCGCAAGTATGACGGTCGTACTAAAGCAGGTCGTAAACTTGTATCTCGTGTTCTACTGAATCGTAAGAGAAAAATGTCTGAGGAACTTACTAACCTTACCGAAGCCCCTACCGAGACTGAGCGTGCTCAAAAGCAAATCGCTCAGCAGAAAAAACTCGGTCGTCAAAAAGAACTTCAAAAGAAGCGTGACGATGCTAAAGGTAAGATGCAGTCCAAAACCAAAGAGATGGACACTCTTATGAAAGCTCGCCTTTCTGATTTCAAAAAGAAGGCATCTGATCAACAAAAGAAACTTAAGAAAGAAGAATTTATTATGGAAAACGACGTTCTTACTATTGCTACCCAACTCGCTGCTGGCGAGATCGGTGACACCCAGGGTTTTGCTGACGTTCAAGTCGGTGAGAAGTCTATGAAAATGGATGAGTATTCTGCCAAGCGTGCGGTTGCTGTCCATCAGGCATTGGATCCTGCGAATCAAATCAAGTTTCAGCAGATGCTGAACCAGTCCCCTGAATCTTATCTTGCTGCTATCGATTTCGCTGTTCGCCAAAACTGAGGTGAACGATGGACGATACAGGAATCGCTATTCTAGAGCGATTGGAAGCGGTAGTAACATCGCTTCAAGAAAATTCCATTAAGATGGGACAACTTCTCGCTGTGCACCAAGAGAAACTTGAGCAGCAAGAGAAGACAGATGATGTATTGTTCTCTAAGATAGATCACCTCCACAAAGATCTTCATCAGAAAACTGATGAGATCAAGACTGGATGTGAGCGTGATATTTTATTGGTTAAGAATCAGATTGAAGCGGTTGAGAAGAAAATTTATATTGCTGCTGGCGCTATTGCTGCCTTCGTTTTTGTGGGTAACCCTGCCGCACAGAAGTTTTTGGTCCCCTTGCTATCAACAGAAGGTGGTGCTAGAATAGAACGATCGGTTCCAGTCACGGATGAACTACTTAGACCTTCAGTACGTGTCGCAGTTGTCCCCGCGGCTCCAAAACTTCGCTAAGAAGAAAGACGGTCTATACAACTTCAGGTGCCCATACTGCGGCGACTCTGCTAAACGCAAGTCTAAAGCACGTGGGTACCTTTTTAGTACCAAGACTGGACTTGCGTACAAATGTCATAACTGTGGCACTTCTAAGGCGTTCCACAACTTCCTGAAGGACCAGGATAAAAGTTTGTGGGAAGCATACAACCTTGAAAAATTCAAGGAGAGTTCGGGCACCCGTAAGCGTAAGGTCATCGATACTACTGTTTTCAAAAAACCTGTCTTCAAAAACAAAAAAAAGATAGATTTGCCACGTCTATCTGAGCTAAATAAACAACACCCCGCTCGCGAGTACTTAACATCCAGAGGAATTCCTGAAGAAAAACTGTCAAAGTTCTATTTCGCAGAGAAGTTCAAGGCGTGGACAAATTCCTTGAAGCATACTTACGATTCTATAGACAGTGAGGAGTCTCGGATTGTTATTCCTTTGTTAGATGAGGAAGGAAACCTCTTTGGTTACCAAGGTAGGTCACTGCAACCAAAAGACAAACTGCGTTACGTCACTGTAATGCTATCTGATGATGTACCCAAAATTTATGGACTTAATGAAGTTGAAAAAACCTCCCCCGTCTACGTTACCGAAGGACCACTCGACAGTAATTTCCTTGCCAACGCTATTGCTATGTGTGGTAGCGATGTTGACTTGCGCAATCTGGATTATCAGTTTGTATTCGTCTTCGACAACGAACCAAGAAACAAACAGATTGTTGAGAAGATTACAAGAGCCGCCCTCAACGGAGATAAGGTAGTCATATGGCCCTCCTCTGTTAAAGAAAAAGATATCAACGATATGGTACTAGGTGGTCATAACGTTGAAAACGTGGTAAAATTGAACACCTACCAAGGACTAGAAGCTCAAGTAAAATTATCTGAATGGAAACGAGTATGATGGCGACCGAATCGCTAACAGTTGTTAAAAGAAATGGTCTTCCTGAACCTTTGTGTCTTGAGAAGATTCATACTATGGTAGAAGAAGCGTGTGCAAAACTCAGTGGAGTTTCAGCATCGCAGGTTGAGATGAATTCCAACCTTCAGTTCTTCGATGGCATCTCTACAGAGCAAATTCAAGACATTTTGATCCGTTCTGCTGCAGATCTCATCACTCTGGAGAATCCTAATTATCAGTACGTCGCTGCACGTCTGCTGACTATTTCTCTCCGTAAAAAATTATTTGGTAGGAATCGTAAGCACCCTAAAATTTACGATCACGTCAAGAAAGGTGTTGATAAAGGCATCTATGATGACACCTTGTTAATGGCGTTCAATGATATTGAGTGGGAACGCCTAGATAACTACATTGATTATGATCGCGACGATCGTTTTACCTATGCTGGTCTGCGCCAGGTGTGCGACAAGTATCTGGTGCAGGATCGTTCGACAGGACAACTGTATGAGACCCCTCAACAGATGTATCTCCTGATCGCTGCGACGATTTTCTCTGCTTATCCCAGAGAATCTCGGATGAAGTACATCAGAGACTACTACGATGCAATCTCCAAGCACGAACTCAACCTCCCCACGCCAATTATGGGAGGAGTTAGGACTCCAATTCGACAGTATGCAAGCTGTGTTTTGGTTGACGTTGATGACACCCTCGATAGTATCTTTACTAGCGATATGGCTATTGGCAAATATGTCGCTCAACGTGCGGGAATTGGTATCAACGCGGGTCGCATCAGGGGCATCAACAGCAAGATCAGGGGCGGTGAAGTTCAGCACACAGGCGTTATTCCATTTCTCAAAAAGTTTGAGTCAACTGTCAGATGCTGCACGCAAAATGGCATCCGAGGTGGAAGCGCAACAGTCCACTTCCCCATCTGGCACCAAGAAATCGAAGACATTCTAGTCCTCAAGAATAACAAGGGTACTGAGGACAACCGTGTCCGTAAACTAGACTATTCTATTCAGATTTCTAAGCTGTTCTATCAGCGTTTCATTGACAATGAAGACATCACCCTCTTCTCTCCTCACGATGTTCCTGAAGTCTACGAAGAGTTTGGTTCTCCTGAATTCGATAAACTCTATACTGCGGCAGAAGCTGACGAAAGTATTCCTAGGAAGACAATCGGAGCACAAGAACTCTTCCTCGCTCTCCTGAAGGAACGTGCTGAAACAGGTCGTGTTTATATTATGAACATTGACCACTGTAACGAGCACTCATCTTTCGATACTCCTATCAAGATGAGCAACCTGTGCCAAGAGATTACTCTTCCGACAGATCCTCTGCAGCACATCGATGGTGGTGGAGAGATTGCCCTCTGTATTCTCTCCGCTGTGAACCTCAGTAAACTGAAGGACTGGGATCACCTGCGGAGACTGTGTGATCTCTCTGTGCGATCGCTAGATATTCTTATCGATTACCAAAAATACCCTGTAAAGGCAGCAGAAAATGCTACCCGTCAGCGTCGTTCTCTTGGAATCGGTTTCATCGGTCTCGCACACTATCTTGCTAAGTTGGGATTCAAGTACGAATCCTGGCAAGCACACAAAGCAGTTCATATCCTTGCTGAGAAGTTCCAGTTCTTCCTACTGGAATCTTCCCTGCAACTTGCGAAGGAGTACGGACCCTGCGACGCATACGAACAACTCAAGTATGCCCGTAGACTTGCTCCCGTCGATACCTATAAGAGGGAAATCGACGAATTCTGTCGTGATGATAAGGATCAGAAGTTTGAACTGACTATGGACTGGGACGCTCTCAAGGAAGAGATCTGGAACTACGGTTTGCGTAACTCTACCTTGACTGCTCAAATGCCCTCGGAGTCCTCCAGCGTCGTCTGTGGCACCACCAACGGCATTGAACCACCCCGCGACTATCTTTCTGTTAAGAAGTCTAAGAAGGGTGTCCTCAAGCAGATTGTCCCACAATACTCTAGACTTAAAAACGACTACACATTACTCTGGGATATGCCCGACAACGATGGTTACATCAAAATCGTGGCAATTCTCCAGAAATTCTTTGATCAAGCAATCTCTGGTAATTGGTCATACAACCCCCTTAAGTTTGAAGGTGGCGAAGTTCCTGTCTCTGTGATGGCACAGGATCTCCTGAAGACATACAAGTACGGTTGGAAGACATCTTACTACCAGAATACATTTGATAATAAGACTGATGATGTATCTGATGAAAAAAATTTATTAGAACAAATCTACGCCACCGAAGGAGACGAACCCTGTGACAGTTGCACCATCTAAGATCGACGGAATGACAGTTTTTAACGAGAATGCTGTCGATTATAGCAACCAACCTATGTTCTTTGGACAACCTCTTGGTGTCCAACGCTACGACAAGCAAAAATATCCTGTATTTGAGAAACTTACACAGACTCAACTCAGTTACTTCTGGAGACCTGAGGAGGTCTCCCTTCAAAAAGACAGGTCTGACTACCAGACCCTTAACGATGTACAAAAGCACATCTTCACCTCGAATCTTAAGTACCAGATCCTCTTGGATTCTGTACAAGGGCGTGGTCCTGGGATGGCTTTCGGTCCTTACTGCTCACTACCTGAGCTCGAGTCTGCTATGACCGTATGGGAGATGATGGAGATGATCCACTCCCGCTCCTACACCTACATCATTAAGAATGTCTACAGCGATCCTGCTGAGGTACTTGACCACATCACAAATGACGCTAAAATTCTTGAGCGAGCACAGTCAGTGACTAAAGCGTATGATGAATTCATCAACGCTGCTCAGGAGTATGGAACTGGTAACTGGTGGAAACCAGACTGGAAAGATTCTCCTAGTGCTCAATGGACACTCCGCGATCTTAAGCGTAAACTTTATCGTGCTATCGTCAATGTCAACATCCTCGAAGGAATCAGGTTCTATGTATCGTTTGCGTGCTCTTTCGCATTTGCTGAACTCAAACTTATGGAAGGATCCGCTAAAATTATCTCTCTCATCGCACGAGACGAAAATCAGCATCTTGTCCTCACTCAGAACATTATCAAAAAGTGGCAGCAAGGGGACGACCCCGAGATGGTAGAGATTGCTAAGGAAGAAGAGGAGTATACCCTCTCTTGCTTTAAGAAATGTGTTGAGGAAGAAAAAGAGTGGGCAAAGTATTTGTTTAAAGACGGATCTATTCTTGGTCTTAATGATCGTCTCCTCAGTCAGTATGTTGAGTGGATTGCTAACCGTCGTATGAAATCGATTGGTATGAAAGCATTCTATGACGTGCCTGCTAACAACAATCCTCTGCCCTGGACAGTACATTGGATCTCCTCCAAGGGTATGCAGGTTGCTCCACAGGAAACTGAAGTAGAATCGTATCTTGTCGGTGGCATCAAACAAGATGTCAAGAAAGATACCTTCGCTGGTTTCCAACTATGAAAATGTGGAAACGAAAGATGCTGACGGACAGTCGGTATACTCTCACCGAGGAGGAGGTTATCCTCCTCCAAGAGGGTCCTAAGTCCTTAGCGCAAGCGTGGCATCTTTCTGCCTTAAAATACCGCTGGGTATCTACTAACCCTAACGACCCTAACGATAAAT